CTAGGACATACGCCTTATATTCTTCTAGGTTCACTTTGTGACCTTCTTTCTCTTGATACCCCTAGTATAACAGAACGTACTGACATTATTCTACTTACCCACGAGTAATTTCATATTGTGAGACGCTCAAATAATGTGATAAAAATCATACCGTAAACGACACGCCCGAGTGCGGGTCGGCCCGCATCTGATAGTTGAACTTTCAATTATTTATTATGGATCATGAGCAGTTTTAATTCTTGCTCAGGAATTTTATTTAATTGTGATTTACAGTTTTAAAACATTCGTCCCAGAATCTATCTGAGTCAAATCTTTCGTTATCTTCTGCAAACATTTCTGCGAAATCATTTACCAAATCCTCAAATACTTCCAAACGCATTTCAGAACCATAAGAGTTTAGAATTTCTGCAGTTGCTACGTAGTCTTTACGTGTCATCATTTTTGATTTACTCTCCTTTTATTAGTAGGGCGGGACTACTAGAGCCCCGCCTAAAAATTATAGCATTACTTTGAGGTTTTTACCATAGCGAAACGATATGAACCATTTGCAAGAACCAAACCTACACGAGTTAGCTTTGAGTTAATTGGTGTGAAATCACGGATTCGTCCTGTGACACCTGTCTTGCTAGTTGTGAACAAATCTCCGATTTGATATGTGTATCCGTTGAGTGACATTAGTTTTCCTTTTCTTTTTTTCTTGTTGGGTTGTTGAGCAGTTTTACAACTTGCTCAGGTTGTCTAGGGTATTTCCCTAAACTTAGAAAGTAACGGTTGTGAAGCGTTCCTCGCCATTGACATCAAGAAGAACAAGAGTCGTGTTAGCGTCCTTTGGCTCTATTGCCTTGATTACGCCTGTGACCTTTGACTTCTGAGTGGTGAACAAATCGCCTACCTGATAAGTCTTGTTTGCTACTGTCATGTTTCTTTTCCTTTTCTTGTTAGTTGGTTATGTCCCTAGTATAGCACTAGGGTCTGACATTGGTTTATGGGTGATAAACCAAAACTGTGCCTTTGCGGGCTACTTTGAGCCTTTGGTGTCTCATGCCCTTAAATGGATTAGCTGCATGAGTCTTTGATAGTTTAATTGTATGGACATGATAAACCCGTGCTTGGGCGGGACTTGTGATAATCAGGAGAAGAATTACCACTAGAGCGAATAGCATTTTTTTCATTAGTCTAAGTGCTTCCATTTCTTATTGTTTAGGTAATTATACACGAAGGCGCTGACAAGCAGTGCTAGCATTATGAGAGTTTTCATTAGATACACTCCACACAGTAGCACTTAGGATTTACAGCGAATAACCATTTAATGATAATCGCACGATATAAGTTAGATAAACCATAAGCAGATTTTACTCCGCCATTATTGTATTCATGAATAATACGATTTTCTAATGCACCCGAAAGTCCGAGTTCAGCGAATATGTTTATTGTTTCTAGTGTAGTCATTTTGACCACCTTTCTTTAGTTTCTAATACTGAGTATTCTAGCAGGTTGTTTGGGAAAAATCAAGGTGACACGCCGTTGTGTCTGTGTGTTTTATATCACACTGAGAATTTGTGTAAATCACCACAATTCGGGCAACCATACTCAATTTCATCACCTTCATTAAACTCTTGGTCTACATTGACATAAACGCCACAAGTTGTGCATTTATCCCATTCCATATAAAACTCGTTTGGACAATTTTCGTGGCTTGTGCAACCACCCTTGATAATTAGTGAATTCATTTGGAATTCCTTTCTTTTGTTTATACGAGTATTATAGCAGGGGGGTCTGACATTACCCGCCAGTATATGTGTACAAATCGGACACGTAAAAAAACTATTTTTGTGAGCTTCGTCACACAGTATGCGACACGCCCGAGCGGGTCGGCCTTGGATCGGTGGGTCGGCCCAACAGCGGAGAAATTAATCTCCGAAACACGCATCCCAAAATTTATTTTCATCAAAGTTAGGATTATCTTTTGCAAACATTTTAATAAAAGGTTGAACCAACGAATCATCAAACTCTGCAACGAATGACGGGCGGGATTCAGAATTATATTCTGTCAAATATGAATTAAGAATCTTAGCGATAGAAACATAGTCTTTACGAGTCATCATTTATTTATTTCCAATCTTTAAAAATATCTTCAACAACTGTTAGTTGTTCATCGGTTAAGTGGTCTAGTTGTATCGCATCAGCGAAACCAAAAATATCTTTTTCCATATTACAACACCTCATCAGGGTCAAAGTGTGCAACGGGGATAAAGACATCTTCCATATCCTCAGAAGCCAATTCATCTAGCATAGATTGGTAATCGTCTGCTAGTTCAGACCAACGGTCATTAGTTTTATCAAATGAGTATGACATTATTCTGCCACCTTTCCTGTGCAGTAGATACCTGAATCAGTAGCCATCCATGTAGATAGCGGGCTACCTCGCCAATAGCGGATAGTCTTGCCACACGAGCAGGTTGTAGACTCTTTAACATTGTAGCCTGATTGGGCTGGGAAGTGTAGTTTCATTTTCATTTAGTTATCCTTTCAAGATACTTTCGTTTGATTGGGTTTCTCCCTTTCAATAAGATAAATATAACAGAGGGGTCTGACATTTTCAAGTCCAAAATGCATACAATTCGGACATCTTTTAAAAATAGTTTGTGATGTGCGCCACATTTTGGTAGGACACTCCAGACAATTCGGACATTTCGGGCGCACTATTCTGAAAATCGTTTTTGGCTTTCCAATGCGAATCATACATGGAAAATTGGGAATCACATTTTTGTTCATTTTAAAATGTTATTAAAAGTATGGTATGATACAGTTATGAGATACAATAAAGGAAATTCAGCAACACATAAAAGATGTCCAAAATGCGGGGAGCGTAAAGAAAGATCAGAATACTGGAATGATGCTTCAAGACCTGATGGAATAACAGCATATTGTAAGCCATGTAAGGCAGAGGTTACAAATATGCATGTTAGTAAAAATATGGGATATTATAAAAATTCTTGGAAAGCTTATGCTCTTAAAAGAAAATATGATTTAAGCATGGAAGAATTTGAAAACATGCTTAAAAATCAAGATTATAAGTGTGATATATGTCACAAAGAGATAAAAAACTATTCTGCTGTAGATCATGATCATAAAACAGGTAAAATTAGAAGCCTTTTATGCAGAAAGTGCAATCTTGGTTTAGGTGCTGCAAAAGATAGCGTGGAAATTTTAGAAAATATGGTCAAATACTTGGAGATTCATGAAAACATGTAAAAATTGCGGGACAATAGGAGAATCTTCTTTATTTTTAAAAGATAGAAGTAAATGTAGAGAATGTCATAAAAAATATTTAAAAGATCGTAGAGCAAATAACGAAGAATTACGTTTAAAGGAAAATGAAGATATGACCTGGAGACGTAGATTACGGGAATATGGTGTTACAAAAGAAGAATTTTATGCTATTTTTGAAAAACAGGGCGGTAAGTGTGCAATTTGCCTAGATGCCATTACAGATAAGGATTCTATGGATCATTGTCACAATAAAAATAAGGCTAGAGGTATCTTGTGTACTGGATGCAATATTTCTTTAGGTCAATTTGAAGACAATATAAGTACATTAAAATCTGCTATTGAGTATTTGGAAAAATATGGAAACATGTGACAAATGTTGGCGGGAATTCAAAGAGACAATTCATACCAATGATGGCATATTTCACTATTGCGGATTACATGCAAAAGAACTGAAAGAATCCCTAGAAGCAGAAAATAAGGATTTTTACTAGATATCTAGATCAATATCTGTTATAAAATAAGTTTGGTAGAAATTTTGAGCAATTCTACGAGTCAAAATGTGATAAAAAATTTGGCGGGAGATAGAAAGATCATGAAAATCAAAGGTGTCTAGATAATCTAGGGCTATTTGAGCATCATTTTCATTTATAGCATGCTTTCCAGCTAGTGGAGATGATGAAATTTTATCAAAACACTTATTTACAATGCTCAAATCACGTAAAATTTTGTCGGGAGTCCAAGAATCTTCTCCTCTATCCTTTTTAACTGGATAAATATGACATGGAGAGATAGAAAATGTACCTTTTGTCCAATGTACATCAGGAAATTTAGTGCGAATATAGGATTCTTCTTCTTCAAACCATTCTATGAGTCTCAAAACCTTGGGATTTTCATTTCTGATAGCATTTTTCCATCTGGAATCAGCAATATTCTGTTTTCCATTGCGATTTCTAGATTGAGACATATAAGGAAGGCGGGAAATCAGATCAGAAGGAGCTATAACCTCTCCATTATAAGACTTTCTCTCTATCTGATAGTTAATTTCATCAATAGCAGATCTTTTAGGACGTTTTTTCTGCAAGATGGTCAATTCTTCATCTGTAAATCCAAAAAGTAGCTCGGTATGCTTATAATGAGCATTTAGACCATATTGTAGATTATGTAATCCAGATCTAGGAATGATGAAAAAATACTTATCAGTATAAATGTGATAGGTATCTTCTCCAGGAGTAAGCGTAAATTTTATATCGTGACATGTGTCACTCAGATTGAACATCATTTTCTTCATCCTCAAATATAAAAGATGGGGCGGGAGCAAGCACAGAACCTTGTTCGTGCAAAGATATCATCTTATCAGTATCAGCACCTAGCTTATCTGCAATCATTACTAGCATATCATAGTTACGCTGCTCTTGGATGAATATTGCACCTAGAAGCTCACGGATATTTTCAAATATTGCCTGGAATTCAGCAAGAGACTCCATGCTTTCCCCTAGATTCCCCATATTATCTCCTCAAATACTCCCATACAAATATAGTACCCAATACTATAAATACATACTTAGCCATTGTCTATTATCTCCCTTGTTAAATAATCCCACTTATTGGCTTCCATTCCCGCCGAGTTATTGATTACCAGATCTCCATTTTCGGCGGTATAGGTATGAAGCCATTGTATATTGTGGGTAAGCTCTACTTTTCCTGCAAATATGTGGTCAATCTGACCCTTATCATTACCTTGTTTCACGTGAATCAAAATTTGAAAGGATTGGGGGTCTTCCTCCTCAAACGGCTCAATATACGCTCTTTCAATGTGTATCTTTGCCATGAGAGGTTTCTGTGAGTAATGGGTAATCTTCTGCCATCATATTGTTGAAGGGTTCATCACCTATCCAGAAAATATTCTCCAATACTCTCCATGCGAAGTTTGTTCCTTCTTCTAAATGCTTTGATATTGCCCAAGATAGGACTTCTGAATCCAGTTTCCGTCCCGCCTCAATCAGCATCGTATATTCAATACCCTTAATTGTGCGGGTGGTGAAGATTGCATTACTTCTTGAGGGTTTAAAACTATCAGGCATTGTCGGATCTGTCAAGTAGTCACACTTAAATAGCTTACAGGGCAACATTGGTCTTTCCTCATATGCCCCGCATCCAAAACCTTGCTGCACAAATGAACATGGGCTTAAAGACATATCATCTTTCATTCCCATGAATGACTCACGACCATCAGATAGCTTGATATCAGCCCTTAAATGCCCCTCACAGCATTTTGTGCATCCTTCACATGATCTTCCATCAACAATTGGCAAAAGGTCCATTAAATCTTACTTTCGGCTCAATCGCTCTGCTAAGTCTTTCGGGGTAACTAATGCATGACGCTTATGTGTTAGCTTTACTCCAACATGAGAATATGACCATGCTACGAGTTGTGAGCAGATTACTCTGTTTTCTTTTTCCGCCAGCCAGTTGACAGGAAATATAGAAAGTCCCAGGCATTTGAATCCAAGAGCAAGAATTGACCAGACGCCGTATCCATCTCCACAGAATCCTGTGGCAAATAATACGAGCTTATTCCGATCAGCCTCAGTAAGCGAGTTTTCATCAGTATTCCAGATAATCTGATTATTCGCATATTTGGAAAGTGGAGAAACTGATACTCCTGTCGGGCGAGCCTCAACGACTTGCCCATGACCAATATAAATTCCAGCATGGTTCCATTTTGACCAAGTTCCCAGTTGAATTAGTCTTGCTGCAATTCCTGTAGTTCTAACTACAAAGTAATCTCCCAAATTAGGCTCCTGCATTTTCTATCCTCTTAATCTGCTCAATTAAATTTTCATATAGTTGTAGGCCAGCTATTTGCTCATACCCACACGCTGTACAGTATAGCACGACTTTATCGTCTTGTTCTTTATGTACTAGCCAGTAAGTTATCTCATGAATTACGTAATCGTTCTTATGATTAGGACAGGCGAGAGGTTTTACCCTACCCGCCTGCGCTAAGTTGTAATACTGTGAAAAAATTTTAATTTTCATCAGTACGCTATGTTCGCCTTCTGAAATACAGATGAGACATATTGGAAGACAGTAGGATTCCCTGGAACTGGTTTGTTCCAAGTTGCCGTATTGCCTGCTCTTGATGGGTAAAGATGAGCTGCCACAGCCTTTGCCCAGTTATGGTAGGTAGCATAAGATGATTTTAGTTCATTAATCATGCGTTGGTCCTGAACCCATTCTGGTGCTTGGCAAGCACTCTTGTAACCCATAAAGTTATTCCATGATGTTGACATGTATTGGAAAGCTCCACATGCACTACTGGAATAAGACTTGCGATAGTAAGCGTCAACCCCGCCAGTTTCTTGGCTAAGGATTGCATTTGCAAGTCTTGAGATTATTACCCTTGAATCTACTCTTTGATTTAAATTTAGCATTTTGCTATAAGCGGGCATTTCAAAAGTTTTTCCAGTAGAAAGATCATTAATTAAATAAACTTCCTCATTGGAATTGCTTTTATTATTATTTATATCTATATTAATAATATTTTTAATATTAACTAAATTAGTATATTTATTAATATATAATATATTTTTATTATACACGATAG